TTTCCGATTGATCCGTCGTTGAGCCCAGAGCCTCCCGAATGAGTGAGCGGACTGAGACGACACATGGCGTATTCCATATCAAGGGCAGCAGAAACGGCGCGCATCGGGTTGCGAGGCCCACGATTCTTAGGGCGCGCTGCAGCGAGCGCGTTCTGGGTGCTGTTGGAGGTTCGAGCGCTGCTGTTGACCTTGTTGTTTCGTCGGAGGGCAGCGGCAACGGGATTGGGTCGTCTGAGAGGCCTGCGTTTAGCGGGGGCCTTTCGTCGTTGAGCATTGACCATGTTGTTTGGTTGGTGGGTTGGTTGGTAGCAATTTTGTGTGCTGAACTTGGTGATCTTATGTTGTCTATAACTTACATCAAATCAGCACGGGGCACATGTAAATACAAGGATGATGTTAGGACATCCTCAGCGTGGTCTGGCCACACAAAATCGTCAAAGTACTCTTCCAGTAGAGCCTGTTTCGTTGGTGAGATGCCGAAGGCTCGTGCGAAGCTGACACGAGCACCATTGGTGATCGCGATTGGATCACGCTTAATGGTGCGATACTCGATATTGGTGTCATTCAAGGCTACTGTTCGCGTATGGGCACGACACAGCGCTCTTGCAGCTGCTTCAAGTACGGGTACTCCAGCATTGGCACTAGACTCACAAATGCCGACAGTGTGATACCAGCGCTTTGCTAGGTCATCTGATTTGGCGTATTGAGGGTCTATGCATGTGAAGGATCTTTCTATCACTCTCTTCGGGGTACGGACTAGGCACCAGCCATCCGCCAAATTGACAGGATGGCATTGGCAGTATTCAATATGCTCGAACTCATAGGCGATGTTAGCCTTGGTGAGGAACCCATATCGCTGCAGAGCGGGGAAGTCAAGATGTTGCTCGTCCTCGCGTTCTACAATGATCACTGAGTCATCTCCATCGACAATAACTCGGCTGTGCAGCGATCCTAGCCAGTGTGTGAGTATGGCCATGTTGGTGCAACTATTGCCTAGGGAGGTGTTAACATCTCCAGACATCCTAGTGCCGGTAACACTGTACCGGACCCCATGCGGGGACACTCCATGGTTTTTGAGTTGATGCTCTAACAGCAATTCCAACTCCTCGTCACCTGGGTAGAACTCTCTATAGTACGCGTGCTCGTTCTTCAAGTACGCGGTGCATTGCCTGGAGTCATAAAATCGATGGTCAGTGAGGACATAGATGGGGTCTTTGAAATCTAGGGTGGCTTGGTATAACAACCTACCCTTCTGCTTTTGGTCCATACCCTTACTCACAAACGTGGTATTCAGTGACCGGTGGAATAGATAACGTTCAACCGGCCCCAAGTATTGCTGCAACTTCATATTATACCGAGTGGATCTGGCCTGTATACCTCGTGGCGCCTTGTCCGGATCACTCATTCTCTCATTCTTGACAAACATTTTGACACGGGTATCACGGTACGTCAATGTTGGATGTTCGACAAGTGAGTCTTTAGCTGCAGCATATCTCCTACGTCTGTTCTTCGGCTTGTGTTGAATCACCTCGTCATACGACCACTTCCTCAATGTTTGGGTGGGGAATTTCTCCCGAAACATGTCATAGGAAGCGCTTGCTAACGGAATCAGAATAGTATTATTCCCCTCGTTATTACGCAAGTGGCGACTCAATAAGGATACACTCTCATTAACGAAACAACTATTATTAGTATATATGGGGCTAGTAAAAGGAAATAAGAAAGACACTACATACCTAGCCCGGCATGTATGCGGATAATAAACAATATTACTAAAAATGTCGATGAGTGGTTGTATACGGAAATATCGACGTTCAGTGCTCAAGTCTGGTATCAGCGCTTCACACTGGCACTGCGCAGTGTAGCGCTTCAAAAACCCGCTCGTCCACGCTGTGCTGGTAGCGTGGAATCGGTGCGCTTGGTTATATGAAGTGCTCTAGCAACAGTGCTTATGCATCGCTGGAAAAGCCCTTTCTTCTTCGGCTTCAACAACCCAGCGGAGAACTCGTTGACCCGTGTCAACACCTTCATCGTCGTCTTGTCATTCGCTATCTCCTCCATCATGCGCACCTGGGCTGACTGCAAGCTTATAGCTCGCGATATTATGTCAGCCATCCTTTCAGTGCGCAACACTACATTGGCTTGCTTCGCTTTGCGGCGAAGCACGTCACGCATATTACTAAAAGCTAGGTTGTCAATTCGCTCAAACATCATCTCTGTGGCCAGTTCTTCGGCCCACAGGACGCTCATTGCTGCGGTGACATACTTTACAACTTCAGGAACTGGATCATCATCGCTAGTTCCTGCTCCGGTGCATACTGGTCCCTTGTTAGCAATCTCTTTGATGGCCGGCTCAGTCTTAGCAGGGATGCTAGCTCGTGTTGGAGGAGAGGCTCCATCTGTCTGTTGTGATGCATCACAACTGCTGGCCTTGACTCCTCCACCAGTTCTGGGGAGTGGGGCCGGTACGGGAATAGATTTGCGTGGCTTTGGAATTGGCTTGTCCTCAAGCACCTTGCCAGTTCCAACAATTGGAACGCTGACTTGAATGCTCCTAGCATCCGGGTACGGAGGACTGGTATGCCCAACAGTTGGCGCTGGTATAGGGCTTGGCTCAATGCAGGGCGGTGTTGTCGATACAGGGGTGTGCGGCGAATAGCCCGGTGTGGGGGTTCGAGTAGCAAGTCTGTCAGGTCCATCGCGTCCAGATACACTGACACCAATGGAGCCCAAAGTCCTCGCAATGTCTCGAGCAGCCGCAAATGCTGCGCAGTTCCTGCACTGTTGTCCTGTAAGATCGCATCCTGCTGTTGGCGGATGTGCAACTGCAGTGAGTGCACCTGTGGTTTTATCAACTTTAGACCATACATAGCCGCCAGCTGGAGATAGCCTCTTGGCATAGTATTGCGCGTTGAGGAGTTGTCGAACGTTAATCTGTCCATCAACCAGTCGCACAATACAAGATGGTATGACAGATCCTGATCTACCAACCGATGGGTGCACGCTACACCAAACTTCAAATTCTCCAGGTCGCTTTGCATTCTCGATTAGATGGGTACAATTGCAATGGGGGGTTCTCATACTACCAGACT